TTGAGGCAATGCATAGTCATAGCATTCTTGAAATAAGTCCTCAAAACTTACCCTTAATGCACGAGCCGTTTCGTATTTTTTTAGATAATGCTTTGCAAGTTCTTTTTCATTCATAATACACTATCCAAAATATCGTGAAAAGAAACCTTTGCCACCCTGATCTGATGCAAGCAAAGATGCTCTGCCGCGCTTTGTAGTTCCTGTTGCTTGTTGTAGTTCTTCAACAGCAGTACTACGCATTCGCTTTAGTTTTTGAATTTCAATTGCTTTTGTAATCTCTGATCTTATATTGCCAGCTAAATCTTCAAGTTTTGCTTCTTGAACCTTAACTGCACCACGCGCTTTTGCAATACTAGCAGGTGAAAAGATTGATCTTAGTTTTCCAAAAATACCACTTTTCTTTTTCTTAAGCCTGCGGTTTGCTTCTTCTTGCAGTCTCGTGAGTTCAGTTTCTTCTTGTCGAAAAAATGAGATAGTTCGAGGATCAAGGCCAGCACCACGCGCCTCTCTTAGCAAACTACTATACGCACTAGCACCAAAGGGATTCTCTTCAGCAAGTTTTTTAGCAAATGCTGGATCTCTTTGAGCTTTTCTTGCCGATGCACCTGCGGCTTGCATTATGCTAAATTGGTTCTGTGTCTGAGACATTATCTACTCCACAATCTTGGTGCTTGACGTTTGGGTTGCCTGGTAAATATATCAAAGTCCCTTTTGATAGTAAACGCTTCGGCTTGTTTCTGATTATTCAGAACCTTTCGTCCTTCACCACCACCTAACATTAAATATTGTAATGCATCATGTATATGGGAAAATCTATTTTTATCGGGTTTGTCATCATATCGCTCACCTGATACCTGCATTCTTTTGTAGCCGTAACCACCTTCAAATCCTTTAATCAGTTCTTTGCAACGATAATCAACCAATATACCTGATTGCCCTTCAACCATTCTATTCAATGTTCCAGCTACAGCTTCTACTCTAAGTGACACATCATTACTGCTTGCAGGTCTAGCAATCAAACCTGCACCACGTAAAACCATAAATGGTGTGCTTTCATCTGTCTGTGCGCGAAAATCACCTGCTGGATCACCAATAATTGTAACCTCACAGTCTGAGTATCTTGTTGCTATTTCCTGACGTAACAACTCCGCAAATCTGACAATACCCATGTCAAAGGCTACGATCTCTTGCAAAATAAGCCAACGGCCTCTAACACATTGCCCAAAAACTGCGGCTGGTGTTAGCCCAAAATCCAGGCCAATGTATATTGGCAACCCTGCGGCTACTGGTATTTCTTCTTTCGATACATGTGTGTCGCTTACCCACATTTGATATACAGGCTTCCCTTCATTAATAGTTCCAAGGCGATTCATCACATATACATCTATCCAGCTTTTCGTCTTGCCTTTGATCAAGTTCGAGTAGTAACTCCCCAACAAGTTATTTTGATTTTCTGCATTCACGTTTGGCTGATAATCTTGTATTGACCCATCCTCGTCTTTTACTTCTGACATTCCTGCTGGTTGTGTGAAGAACCGCCAATTGTCGGGAGCCACCAGCATTTTTGCTTCTTCCATTGGTATGTGATCTGGTATTGGAACCTCTGCCGACATTATTGGCCACCAATGATCCTCCTCTGGCGCGTTAGTATCTGCAATTACTCCTGACCAAGTTGGGCCGCCTTCCCTCATAGATGGATAACGTCCGACCCTCATAGTGCATGCATCAATGATAGACTTTGGTATTTCTCGTGCTTCATTGACCCACACACCAGTAAGTTCCAAAGACAATAGTTTCTTCACATCTTCAGGCCTATCAAGAGCCAGGAATATTACTTCGAGATCAATATCACCCTGTTGAATATGGTGAGTGTATGGCACAGACCATTGGAATCTGCCCCATGTTTCTTCAGGAAACCAATCCAACCAAGTCTTGATAGTAGTAGTTCTAAGCTGTGGGTTTGTGTTTCTTATGATTGCCCAGCGAGACTTGCGTATACCTTGCTCATTCTTTTCTTGTGCTAATGCCCTGCGGAATACCTCAACACAACATCCAACAGATTTACCAGAACCAACGGGGCCACGAATCCCACGAAAGAAAGTATTATCCTTCATAAAGGATTTAAGTACTTCCCCATCAGGTTTGTATTTAAATGTTGTCAACGTTCATATCCTTGCCAACTTTCATCAGCCTTTCAACCACTTCGGGTGCAATAATGGATATGAGTTTATCTGCTTCATAATCAGTACAGAACTGCTCTGGATGATGTTTAAGATGCACCTTCTTTACAATCGTTCTAAGAATGCGTCTTTCTTCTTCGTTTATTGTGTGCAGAAACATTAAGTCTTTCTATAGCTCGCTGTCTTTCGCGCAATTTTGCGCGGTTGTTTAGAAAATTGTTTACCTTTTCTAATCGCTCTGCGTTTAGTAGCAGTAGTGGCGGCGTATTCACGGGACGATAGAGCTTTAATCGCTTTTTCAGGGAGATAACGCTCACCTGTAGCTTCTGGCCCCTGAGTAGAAGGCTTGCCGCTTTTTGTTCTCCACTTCTGCTTGCCCCATGAAAGTAGGCTTCTCTGTGACTTTTTGAGTGCCATAACCTATTTCTTCTCAACTGGTATAACCACCACCACGTTTCTTATATTCACGAGCAAGCATCTGGGCTTTTCTGGCTGACCACTGCCCAGGAGCGCCACCTTTTCCACCAGCCTTAATACGATTAAATAAGTTCTTTCGCATTTTCGGCTTGGTATAGTTACCTGCCTCATTTACAGCCATTATGCACTAGCTTTCCGTGCTTTCAGCATAGCTACCAGTGCTTTTCTTCTAACTGGTTTTGGCAGATCTCCAATATGAAATAACTCTTTACTGCTAGATGTATGCGATGCTCCTGTATGAACAGTACCATCTTTCATCTTATGCATTTTGCCTTTAAACAAAGACCCATCTTTTGTAAAATGTGGTACACCTCTTGCCATTAGTACATTCCTCTACCAGCAGGTTTTTTGCGTTTTTTAGATTTCATTTGTTTTTTCTTTTTATTACCCATGGGAAACATTGACTTGCCATATGCCATAGCAACTCTCCTTATTTTGTAAGTATGTCAAATAATGTTTTTGATCCATATCGTTCAGTAGGATTCTTTTTAATTTGATTATGAACACGAACCAACTCTCCAACCATAACACCTGCACCAAATAAACCTGCTCCTTTAGCAATAGCACCTAAAAGACTGCGAGATGCAGACGTTTTTTGTGCAGTATTTTTAATAAGATCTTTTATTTTAGGTGCTTGATAATCACTCGCGGCCTGATTTGCAAGTGACCTAACTTGCTTAATATCTGATCTATTCAAATTTTTAATATCGTCTGCTTTTTTAACTATCTCTCTTAGAGCCTTATTACGAATTGCTTTGCCTTCATTTCGTACTTTTCTATTTTCTCGTTGTCGAGCGCGACGAGCCTTAACCTTTTTTTCACGATCTTCTTTTGTAGTATCTGGCCCATCATCAAGGTCATATTCACCTTTTAATATTTCATCTTCTTGAACTCGGTATGCTCTGTTTGTGATTTTTCTTTGTTCTTTAATAAGGTCTCTTAATGTTCGCCTTTGACCTGGCGACATGTCTTTATCACGCATGTCAGCTTCTAGTTTATCTAACTTTCTTTGCTCACTTTGAAGACTATCAAGTTCCATATCTACTCACCACTTAACTAGGTTTGCCCAGTATGCCGCAGACATCTTGCCACGTGCAATGTTTTTTCTGTGTCTTGCTTTAAAGCTAGCGCGTTTCTTTTTCATGCGCTCACTTTCACCCTGCTTGGGTTTGCCAGCAGTTTTAGCTCCCTGCTGTCCAAATCGGATTGTTTTAATTTTATCGCCAACCTTGGCAACCACAATATGAGACTTGGTAGGATGGTTAGGTGTTCTTTTTGGTTTGTTGTAACCCTTTACCCCTGCTCTCACCAATCGTGGATCTCTAGCCATTTATATATTCCTGACCACGCCACATAAACTTCTCATTATCTGTCTGGCGTTCTCTGGCAAGCATCTGCGTAAATGTAAGTGTATCAGGATCAATCTTCTCTGGCCTGGCTTCCATAGCACGATCTGTAGCACCCTCTAGATAATCAAGCCTATCATTACTTACAAAGCCTGTAGGCAATGTCATGTTTGGATTGTCTGCATCTGGAAGGCTCTCAAGCAAATCACCATACCTTTCAAAATTTGCAGGTATATGAAAAGCAATCTCTGTAACCTCCCCTTCAGGATCAAAGACATTGTAGCCCCCACTGTTCGTCCGCACAGCAGTCAACTGTGGAATAAACTCAGGAACTTCTTCATTCTGCGGAAAGTCTACCAGCCCAAGATCCAATGCCTCAACATCCCCAGCTTCCTGAATCCCCTTCTTAAGAATCATCAGAAACTCAATAGGCACATTAGTCTCGTCAAGAAACCCGTCAGTATCCAAAGCCAACTCTACAGTCCTATAGGCGGCTGACGCTAACTTCGATTCAAACTTCTCATCAGGCGACATGATCGAACCTTTTTAAAAATAAATATTTTTTGAGTATACGTTTTTTTCGAGCCTTGAGAAGAAATAATGTTTGTAATGGACCCCACATCGGACTGGCGTGTGCAGTTTTCCCCCTACCCCTGCTAGCAGAACTAGGTGCTATGCGGCAGATATTCCTAGCAATGACTTGTCTTGGGCGTCAGCCCAAGTCAATCTCTACTCGTATGTCACCAGCATGTAGGTGCATGTGTTTATCAGGAGCCTTGAAACCTGCCCTATCTAGGAGATCCTTACTAGCTTCCAGCTGAACATACTCGCTCTTCGCAGTGCCAGCTAGCTTCGTGACTGTCGAGAGGGCTAACGTAGCACGTACACCCATCTCTTGTCTCATCTTATCCATCATATACGCTTGCACATGCGATTGCCCGAGAGCCTTGCTAGCACTCACTCTCCCACTCTCACCATCAGCATATCCCACCGCATGCGCGGCATCCTTCACAGTCCCACCATTTGCTACGAGGTAGTCTACTAGTGCAGTCTGCCTCTTGGTTAGTTTACGCTCTGTATTTGTGATATCCATCGAACACATAATCCTCAGTATGCTGGTGCATACCTCCGGAGTTTAAGAGGGTTCGTCAAGTAAAATCAAGTTGCAATTATGCATTCTAGTGTTGCAAGAATGCCCATACCCGCCCCGTCGAGGGGCGTGTACAGGCGGGTTGCCACTAACAAAGTACTGAGTACGGGTACGATATGGTCGTGACGCTATTGGCGCGCCGAAGGCGGCGCGGTCAATATCGTCTTACGGGCTTTCTGCTTATGCCCCCAAACGTCCTCGCCTTGGGCTGTGGGCGTGGGGGCATGCAAAGCCCTATTCTCTCTCTCACAATACATGCAGGGTATCACACGTTTTCGGGAAGCCAAAGTGCAACTATTGGTTATCGTGTGTGTGGCACATCTGCCCAAACTACCAGGGCTAGGCGACACTCTATGTCGCCGAGCGAGTGTCTTGATACTCTCCGCGATGCTGTCAAATAGTTGCTGAACTCGCCGCCCAAGGGGGTCGGCTCGCTTTGACTGCCCGAAAACGCGTGATACCGGTGGTATTGTAGCGAGAAGAAGCTACACAGCAATCTTAGAAGTAAAGGAGTTATATCATGTCTAAGAAGCAAGCAACTAAAGCAGTTAAAGAAACTAAGGCTATCAACGAAGCTGAGTTCTCAGCAGAGGTGGAGGCCTGTGCAGAGTTTATGCGTAACCTCATCGACGTTTGTTATCCACAGTGCGATGAACTCAAGTATGCGCGTGAGCGCATGGCTGAGAACCTCGTATGGCGCGCAGACCGCGATTATGAGTTTCAGGTAACAAAGGTTGCAGAGTCTCAAGAAAGACTGGATAACGCAGTCTTTGAGGAGACTGCAATCCGCGAGAAGCTACAGCGCGAGTCAGTCGATGAGCCTAATACGACTGTCTACGACAGTCGGCGCGAACGCGCGGCTCAGTGGCACGAGCGCATGGAGATGCAGATGTGCGGAGCCGCAAGGTACCGTGATGGTGCAATCCTATGTCGGGACACGTTGTCCGACTAACACTCAGGGAAGCGGGGCCAACGCCCTGCTTCCCTTTTTTTGTTCGGATAAATTGACTTGGGCTACGCCCAAGACCTTATTGACAAGCTAAGATTAGTTATGCACAATGTGTATAAGTAAAGGAGATTACTTACCATGAAAAAATTACTTTGGAATATTTTAGAAGCCTTTGTTCTATTTGGAACTCTGGCGGCTATCTATCTATCGTTCTGGATTATTTCAATTGCAATGGAAGGAAAAATTTAATGGTAGAAACATGCTTCAAAAATTGCTTTGCCATTGTTGATGTACGAGACAGGCAAAGCGGATTTATTACTCGAAAAATTTGTTTAAATGATGAAGAAATTGCTGATGCTGGTTGTGATCCAGATGAAGAAATTATGTCCACTACTTATTACCCAAAGCACGGCAATGGCCACATTTTAAAACAAGAATTATTAGAAAGAGATGAATGATGAGCCAGGACTATAGAATTGAAATCCAAAAGGAGAATGCATTCATGAAAAAATACAAACCAATGACCTTGCAAGTGCAAGTTGTTTTCGATGTGGAGTTAGAGCCAGAAGATTATGCTGAATATCAAGACGGTAGACCCATCGAAACTTTCGACCATTGGAAAGACAATATGAATGAACCAACAGTTATAAAAGAATTTCCAACAGAATAATTCACTCAGGTTGCACCCGCCCAGCTGGGGTGAGGCGGGTGCAGCCCTCGTTCATAAGTAAAGGAGAAAACCATGAGCGATATCAAAAACTTGATTGTTGAAAATCAAGAATTGAAAAAACAAAATGCGAAACTGAAAGAAGAACTTCATATAAAAAACGATGAATGTTCCTCTTTGTGGAGCCAAAATATTATCGACCAATATGAATCAACTGACGAATATCTTGAAGCAAAAGGAGACAACTAATGTCTATATTATCTCGTCCAGGCTCAGACCACCCAATCAAAAAACAACTTGAAGATCTAGAAATGCATCTCAAGTGGTCACGAGAATCTGTAGAAAACACAATGTATGAACCATTTACAGGAGTCATACCACTTGACCGATGCTTGCATCATATCAAAGAAGCTGAACAAACAGTCCAAATGGCAAAACAATACCATGTCATAAAGAAAGCCTTGGGTACTTATGAAAGAGAATGCGATGAAGCATAAAGATATTCTTGAAAATATCCTGACACGTTTTGTCAAAAACTTGGAGGATCATGGCAAAAATTGGGTGAAGCCTTGGTTGGGTTCATCCAATCTACAATCACCAATCAATGCAACAACTGGATATCAATATGCTGGTATCAATTGGTTTAATCTTATTGCAATAGCAGATGCTCGAGGATTTACTAGCAATCGCTGGGCAACTTACACACAATGGAAAAAGGTTGGTCGTGCCTCTGCTATACCAAAAGGAAATGGTGGGTATGTCGTAAAGTTTGACAAGGGCTTCAATCCAGAAACAGAAAAAGCATACGCATACACAAAAACATATCCAGTATGGAACGAAGCTCAACTTCTCGATTATGTTGAATCAACACCACCGGCCAAAAAGAATCTAGTAACACAGCATCAAGACTGTGAAGCATTCATCAATTTGGTAAATGCTAATGTTCAGTATGGTGGGTCAAGTGCTTGTTATGTACCTGCTACCGATACAATACACATGCCAAAAGCTGATGTCTTTGTCGATACACCTGACGCAACAGCAACACAAAGTTTCTATTCAACTCTCTTGCATGAGCATGTCCATTGGACAGGCCATAAAAGCAGACTCAATAGACTAAAAGCCAAGGGCAAGTTTTCCAGCGACTATGCATATGAAGAACTCATTGCCGAACTCGGCTCTGTGATTCTTGCTGTGCAACTTGGTATAGAAGCGCAACCAACACCAGACCATGCCAAGTATATCAACACTTGGTTGACAGGGCTTAAGGATGAACCAAACGCTTTGACCAGGGCTATGACTGCGGCTGGAAAAGCTGTTGCATACCTTGAAGGTGAGAAACGAAAGAGCCTGATGGCAACTGCCGCAGAGTAATGGCGTTGTCCACAGCCCCGCCCCGCCCGTGTGAGGGCGGGTGCTGTGGTCAATCGCCCAACAGAAAGGAAATCAAATGACTAAATATGAAATCAAACAAATACCGTTTCCAAAATACAGAGGCAAACATGCAGAATTAAAAGAAACGTTAGATCAAATGAAACATGGTGATTGCATAATTATGAGTAATACTGAACTTCTTCAAGCACGGGTTCATAACTCTTTGCGTAATAGACAAAACAAAAAACAATATCGTTTAGTCAGTCGACAACATATCAATCCTAAAACTTTTCAGGTCTGGAAATTAGAAGAAGGAGTAAATTCAAATGACACCAACACTTGAAGATCTTGAAGTAGAGTTAGCTAATCATCTGCGTGAGATTACTGCTGACCCAAACAAACCATTTGTTGTTGATGAAATTGTCAACAAACTAATGCCAACAACACCATCAATACTTGCATTGGTATATGCATCTGCAACTACAGTTCTAGACAAAATGGATGATGATGGTGGCAGTGTTACTGCAATCATACAGTATCATCTCAAACAACATCTGATGGATTTTGGAATGAAACTACACAAAAGCCGATCACAATACAGAAATGACAACAATGACAGTGTTGTCCCATTCCAACCAAAGGAGGACTAAATGGCTAATAATAGAGGATTCAAAGACTTGATAAACGGTACAATTGATAAACGGTTTGATAATCCAGGCATTCCATATTCGGGCAAACTTGTCAGAGAAAAACAACAACCAGAAAAAAAATATTCATTAGAAGAAAAACAAAATCCTTTGACAAAAGAAGAACGTCTAAAACGCAATCAAGAACAATTGAGCAAAGATCCAACAGCAAGATTTGGAATTATAAAGGTCTAACCAATGAATGATTTACTAAAAGTAGTTTGGGATGCGCTTCATACTTATCGTGAAGATTGCATACCAGAAGGCGATCTTATGTATGACGAACAGTGGAATGAGGTATGCAATGCTATGTTTCATATTCAAGAAGTGTTGGGCATTGAACATAAGGACATTGACTGATGGCAAAAATACTAATTGGATGTGAAACATCTGGCATTGTTCGTGAAGCATTCATTCGTGCTGGGCATGATGCATGGTCATGTGATGTGTTACCCAGTGATATTCCAACTAACAAACACTTTGTTGCTGATGTGCGTGATGTAATGGTTGATCATGATTGGGATATGTTATTCGTAGCACACCCACCATGTACAAGGTTATGCAACTCTGGTGTTCGATGGCTTTCAAAGCCACCACCAGGCAAAACACTGGATGAGATGTGGCAAGAACTTGATGAAGGTGCTGATCTATTCTCTGACATATGGAATGTAGATATTCCACATATTGCTGTTGAGAATCCAGTGATGCACAAGTATGCCAAAGAGCGCATAAGAAACTATGAACCACAAGCACAGTCTATCCAGCCATGGCAGTTTGAAACAGCCGATGATGGCAAAGACAATGTAAAGAAACGCACCTGTCTTTGGTTACGAAACCTGCCAAAACTCAAACCTACAGGGTGTCTTGATGGGTCAACTGCTAGACCAGAAGTACATCATGCACCACCAAGTGCTGATCGTTGGAAAATACGCAGTAGATTCTACAAAGGTATTGCTGATGCAATGGCCCAACAATGGGGTTGGTACATACATCATGCGTTCTAAAGATAAGCAATTCTTTATTACCTGTTCTGTATGCAAACTCAAAGAATCTGATTGGGTTGCATTGCTTACAAACATCGAACCAGAAGAACACACAGTTATGTGTCGTGAATGCTTTATCAAAAGCCAAGCAAAGCCTGTAAGGAAACAACACCCATGGTAAGTAAAAGCAAAGCCAAAGGTACATATCATGAAAAGTTTTTTGAAAAACTATTCAACTCATTAGGTGTTCGCACAAAACGACAGCCATTATCTGGCTCTCTCGGTGGAGAATACTCTGGTGATTTGGTATTAGATTTTGATGGTCGACAACTTATTGCCGAGGTCAAATACAGAAAGCAATCTAGCTTTCCATCACCATTTACAGTCTTAGAAAATAGAGATGTAGCAATCTATAAACGTGGGACAGATCGTAAATGGTTACTAATAGTCCCAGGAGAACTAGTAGAGGAAATACTCAATGAATACCAGACCAAAAACACCTGAAGAAAAACGTTATCGTAAATTTCAAATGACTGATGTGATTAGACAAACTCTTGATGAAGAAGAAGTATCATCATTTGATTTCTATGGCAGACGTAAAGACAATCCACATGTAATAGAAACCCGACAGAAAATTTGTTTCATGTTACAGGAACGTGGATTTTCTACACCTGAGATTGGTGAGATGATTGAGCGTGATCACACAACAGTCATGTACAATATCAAACAATACAAAGAACGTATGAAGAAAGAAAACAATGGAACTAAATCATCATCAACGTGAGCAGATCATACACAAGCTATTCATACAAAAGATGGCAACATTGTATGATTGTCCAAAACATATTCGTAATAACAAGGACTCACAACAAGAGTATTATCGACAACTTAGAAAAACATTGAATCAAAGTTTGGATAATCGCATTTCAAATGAAGAAACGTTTTCTCTGTTGGTTGGTAAAGTCTTTGACCGTTGTTGTTCTGCTCAAGAGTTTCGTGTCTGGTTTTCGCCACACCTTGTCTCGAAGATTGCTGGCAAAGTAAGTGCTGAGTGGGTTCATAACCATGAGTCTATTGATCGACATCTTGCTAACCCAAAGAAAAAAGAGATAGAGGAACGAACAGGTAATCCATTCACACTTGAAAGCTGTGATGCACATATCGCAGAAACACAAGCAATGATTGATAGTGGAGAACTACCTGCCGCGCTTGGTAACATGTTGATTCGTATACCAAAAAAAGCAAAAGAAAGGTTGTTAACAGGGCAAACACCTGATACAAAGAACGAGTAAAGGAGAACTCACAATGCAAGATAGAACTGGATTTATCGGTGGCAGTGATGCTGTCCGAATTGTCGATGGTGATTTATATTCACTGTGGATGGAGAAAACAGGACGCAAAGAACCAGATGATTTGTCTGATGTATTGCCAGTGCAACTAGGCATATTCACTGAGCCATTCAATGTGCAACTGTTTGCCAGGAAAAAACAAGTAGAGGTATCAGAGCAAGAAGTGTTCAACATGATGTGGAATGGTGTTCCATGTCGAGGTACGCTTGATGGTGTCTTTACAGAGTATGGGCAACGCATTGGTTTGGAGTGCAAACATACCAACCAAACAACAAACATGACCAAACAACTTGATCGGTACATGCCCCAACTACAGTTTTACATGCAGATATCAGCCATATCATCCATGTATCTGTCGTGCATCTTTGGTAATCAAAAGCATGATTATGTAAAGATAGATGCAGACCAAGAGTATCAAGGGCTATTGATCCAACACATTCAACATTTCTGGCAGTCTGTGACAGATAATATTGAACCAGTCAATCCAGATATTCCTGACATGCCAAGCATTGATTATATCAAAATCAATGACATGGTTGCCCGTGATGCTAACACTGACAATGAGTTTGTAAGTCTGGCACACGAATACATAGAAACAAAAGAAGCGGCAGATCGTAATGCAACTGCCGCCAAAAACCTGAAGTCATTGGTAGCTGACAATGAACGTAAGGTGCATTGCAACGCTCTAGAAGTCAAACGTGACAAGAGAGGAGCAAAGCGAATATACATAACCAGCTAATCGTTTGTAGTATGAAAGGAGAAACATACATGACGGAAACGAAAGACAAACGTAAACCAACTGCCAAATCAAAACCTGACACACTGGTCAAAGCCTTGATTGCTTTCCATGAAACCAGGCCAACAGCATCACAGAATGCTTCTGGTGTCTGGGGTACATATGCAGATATCAATCAGGTTATTGATACTGTTCGTGGTGCTTGTCAATTTGGCCTTACATTCACACAAGAGATTGATTTTCTAGATCACAATCCGCAAGTGAATTACATACGCACCATATTGATGCATGAATCTGGTGAAAGCCAAGTGAGCCGTACACCTATTCATGTGCAAGAAAAGGATAGATCAAATCCACAAAAGCATGGTGCAGGTATTACATATGCTAAACGCTATGGATTATGTGCGGCCTTTGGACTGCCAACACCTGATGATGATGCTGACGATCTTTCCAATGCAAAAGAAGAAAAAGCAAAACAGGATGGTAGAAAGAAGAACCTTGCCAAGACATTGCCAGACAAACAACCCAAAGAACCAGAAACACCACAATCAAACCCAAATGCTTGGGCGCAACAATAGTACAGAAGGAGATATACTATGACGCAATTTGATGATACTAATCGTGGCGCACTATTCCCACCACGCAACAAACCTGATTCCTCTGAACCAAATACCAGAGTCATACTAACAGGTGAGATCAATGACAATGGACAGAAAAAACGGGTGGCCGCTGTTATGGTCACGACCAGAGATGGTAAAGACATTATCGACCTCTATGAAAAAGTCGGGACGCTATACCAAAACAATGATAAGAAAACCGACAAGCATCCCGATTATTCGGGGCCATTTGGAAACAGACGTGTTGCTGTTTGGACTAAACAAGCCAAAGAAACAGGACTAAACTACATGTCTTGCTCTTTGTCAGACAAACGTGACGAACCCACGGGGCCAGATGTAGGCTTCTAAGGTTTATGGCAGGGTCGCTTAACTCCTTTCGTGACCCTGCCACCATCCCTCCAATAAAAGATGTGTCCAATGTTTGATTATTTATTAATTGTATTTGTAGCAACCTCCTTGAGTGATCCGCACAAATACACAATCAGAGATGTAACCTACACAATCTCAGCAGAAGAATGCATGGAACAAGCAGAAGAATACAATGAGGAAGAACCCATTGGTAGCTTCACCTTTGCAACCTGCGTACCTTTACTAGATAAGAGTATGTCTGATACACTTGATTGATGTCAGACCAGGCTCCAATACAAATCCAACGTTGCCCCCCAACAAGCAAATGGGGTGGACGCTGGAAGCAATACTACGAACTACGCAAATCAATACACAGTCTAAGTAACGCAGGTATGTCTGCAAAAGAAATCAAAATAGAACTAGCAAAACGCAAACCAAACAAACCACTACGAGTAGTACATATTGATGAACAATTCAAAAAAGGAATTGGTTGACTAACCCCTTTTTGGACGACGGGGCAAGTAAGTGTGTCTCGTGATTCATAACTTAAATCGTGGTATTCCGTGTCCAGCTATTCAGCATCGAATACTATCGCAATGCCCTGTTAGTCGTAAAAAGGATAGGGAAAATTTAAGTATCACTTACTAGGGGCAGTGCCTCCTGATTGAACACTGCCCCTTTTTTATTGATTAATTACGAACAATTTATATTATATGTAATTGCTAAACCAAGGGTTTACCCTTAAGGCTGGTGTTGTAAATCAATGCCAGCCTATTTCTTTCTAGCCAATCCAATTGTGTAATCAGTGCCATCAAATGTCAGGCATTGATCTCTATTCTTGCCATCATCTCTGTAAGAAATGTGAATCCAGCCACTGTTAGGATCTTCTGGTGTGTAATACTCAAGTATCAGTTGATCAAACACTAAGTTCTCTCGTATCCACCAGGCAACATCATAATTAGAAACACCAATAATCTCAAAGTCTGCGGCTTGTCCCTTTGCATGTTGACTGGTTGTCTTACTGCCAATCTCCAAACACAGTGCTTCACTACGATATCCACTAGATACAATCACAGGTGCTTTAAAATTACCCCGTATAGGCTCTAGGACGTTCACACAGAGGGCTTCTAGTGCTTCCTTATGCTTAGAGGTAGGAGTATTATCAATGCCGTTTCTGAGTGCTGTCTGACTTTTTGTCATCTCCTGCAAAGAAAAGTGTGGTGATAGTTTCATTGCAGGAGCCTTTACTTTTTTCTACGCATACTCATTAGTTTGTCTGCACCTTTAATCCCGAAACTACTGCTGATAGCAATAAAAAGAAGATATTGATACCAATCAGGTAATGTCTCAAGTATAGCAAAACCTTCTTTTACAGCATCTCGTGTGCCTTCAAACATTACAAGTGGCAAAGGAAGTAACAAAACTACCAAAGAAAGCTCGTCTTTCCAGGAATCTTTTGTGGCATCAGCCATTGTGTTTTCCCAATTAACCTTACCCGATGCTACTTTTTTAGATACTTCTGCCTCTGCTTCTGCCTTTGCTACCTTCGCTTTAGCTTTGGCTTTTGATTCTTCTACCTTGCCCTCCATGTAGTTTCCTACAATCCCTGCAAGGGGTGATATCAAACTACCCCACATATCTCACTCCTATTGCGACATCAAAAATACAAAAAGAACAAATAAGAAAACACCAATACCACCTACAACGGAACCAATAACCATTATCATTTCTTTACGTTGTTGAGCTTGTTTACGAGCAATACGCTTTTGTTCAGCAATACGCTCCTTTTCCTCCCTAATAGCCTTATTACGCTCTGCAATAATTTGTTGAAATGTTCCATGACCAAACCGATGATTGATCAAAGTTCTCATTTCGTGCATTGCTTCTGCCGCAAGTTTGGCATCTATCACCTTGGATGCAGCATCTTTTGTTTGCCCCAGCATAGATTTTTCTGAAAAGCGTTCTTTCTGTACTTGCTTTTCACCAGCAAACAACCCATCCAAAGCACCTGCAATGTCTTTGATATCGTTAGCTGTAGCTATATTAGATTTTATAAAATCAACAGATTTTTGTACTAGGGCAATGCCCGTTAGTGCGGCAGATATTGGTTCGACCATACCATCACCTGCTAACCACCCAATAAAATGTTAAGAAGTAAAACTATTGTTGCGCCACCAGTGCCTACAATAACCATTTCCAGGCGTTTGATACGATTAATTGTTTCTTGAAAGCGTTCCTCACTGACAGCTTCTAGTTTATCAACACGACTTGCAAGACTTATGACAGTTGGTTTTACCATTTAGCCCTCCAGAGCCGCGACTTTAGTCTCAAGCGTTTCGATTTTTGCAATCGCTTCTTGCAGTGCGGCTGTAAGCACTGGCACTAGTTTAGATTGATCAATGCCTTGATAGACAGGCCGTGTCCCAGTTTCTGTCCAAGTGTGACCATCTTCAAGCGTTTGTGGCTTGACCACTTTGCTTTCTACAACATTGCCATCGGCGTCTTTTACATCACCAATAGCCTCTGTTGCATCTTTGGTTCCAGTGATTGCTTCAGGTACAGCCGTAACTTCATGCGCCAAGAAACCATCAACTGTGGTGTCGGGATCAGCTATAAAATTAAATCGTTTTGGGGCGAGTGTTTTTACACGGTCAATCGCGCCTGTTAAATCAGCAACATTTTCTTTCAATCTATAGTCTGATGATGTGTTGTAACTTGTAGAGCTTGCATTAGTGCTAACACCACCAACAATCCCGTTTGGATTGGAAAATACTAATAATGTAATCCCACTGGTTGCGTTTGAACTTCCAAGAAATAACACAGTCCTATCAAGAGAACTTGGTTCAAAGTATGCGCCAGTAGTAGTAGGAGCAGTAATACCGATCAACAGTCGTCCTGATGTGTCAACACGTGTACGCTCCGAGCTACCTTGGCCTACCATGACATTACCACCAAAGGGGTTCAAAATTATGTCATCTGCGGCTGAACCTGCACCATTTGCAGATTGAATATATTGTTCTGCATCATTAGTTATTGAGCCAAAGAACAGTGATGTCGAAGAATCGCTTGAGCCTCTTATTCTAACCGCCGCTTTGGTTGTAGATGTTGACAAATTTGATGCACTAGAACCAAATGCCTGTGCGCCTTTTACTTCTAGTGGCACCGATGGTGCTGGTTCATTTATGCCAACATTTCCATCATCAAGAATTGTCACCCGAGTCGCGTGAGAATTAACACTAGAACCAGATGAACCGCCATCTGCCGTTTGCAATATGATAGACCCACCAGTACCCGAACCAGTGCCAGCACCACCCTTAAGTGTTAGTGCTGTTCCTGCGGCATTAGTACCTGACGAATCTGTAGGTTTAATAGCATTATCTTTGACATTGGTTCCATCAACTGTAACGCCAGCATCAGCAGTCTTTTCTCCAATAGTGTCAACATTTAATCCAGTTGATGTAAGAGATGCTTTGTCTGATCCACCAACTTTAAAGTCTATCTGGTCATCAGTGTCTGCTGTAATTGATGTATCGGCATCAACGTCAAGGATTAGCTCATTACCATTCATATCAATGGTATTACCATTAACATCAAGAGTGCCACCTAGTTGTGGGGTAGTATCTTCAACAACATTAGCAATGCCAGGACTAATAGCCACCCATGCAGAGCCATTATAAAATTTTAGATTATTGTCTGTTGTATTAAAGGCAAGATCACCTTCATCTAAACTTGATGATGGATCAGATGAACCAACACGATAACGTTCAGCAAAACTAGTTACGCCCGCAATGTTAGTAGCGACTGTTGAAATGTTAGTAATGTTTGCACTAGTAGCAATTGTGTTTAAATCAGATATAAAATCTGATGTTGCTAAAGCGTTAAGATCAGAAACAATATCGCTTGTAGCAAGAGTATTGATATCCGACACAATATCTGATGTAGCTAACGTATTGAGGTCTGATACAATATCAGAAGTAGCTAAAGTATTAATATCAGAAACAATATCTGCTGTAGCTAAAATGCCAAGGTCTTCAATAATAGCACTTGTAGCAAGAGTATTCAGATCAGACACAAAGTCAGAAGTAATTAAACTAGCCTTACCAGCAACTGTAGTAACATTAGCCGCTATACCTGCTACAGTTGTTACATTACTAGCAATACCAGCTACTGAAGTTACATTGCTAGAAATACCTGCAACAGTAGAAATATCCGCAGATATCTCTGCAACAGTTTGAGTTGCTGTAATTGTTGGGCCAGCCTCAACAGCACCAGTGCTTGCATTAAACGCCAATACTTTACCAGCCCTGCCAGTAACATTTGGCAGTGTTACACTAACTGCTGTATCTGAATCGGCTAGTTGAATGCCCCTGCCAGCAAGATCATTAAGATCAGCCATCATTGCAATAATTTTATCTAACTCAGTATTGAGTGATGCAACCTGGAATGGGCCCGAAGTTGGAAAGTCTGTTGTTCTTTCAAGGGTTACGTCACGTGTAATCAACACTTTGTCATTTACAGTAGCACCACTTGTAAGTGTAACTGTTCCTGTTGATCCATTACCACCACTAACAGTGTAGTGTGTTGTGATTGTTTTTAACGTTTCATTGATAAAGACATTTAAATCACTGGCATCAAAAAACTCAAACGGCACAGTAAATGCTGTCTGTGATGCTGTCGCAGTGTAAGCAATCCTTGGATTGTTATTTGCAATTGTAATAGTCATAACTTTATCCTACTCAAATTTTGCGGCAATATCATGTAAAAGTTTAAAATCAACATCAATACCTGGAGCAACAAATCTAGGTAACTGCCTACTTAACTCTCGTGCATTTGCAGAGCTTCTATTATCTACATAATCACGAGCCGCAAAACTTAAATCTCGTAACAATGTAGGTGCTGGCCCTAACAATGTATCGGCTGTATTAATTGGGCCTTGCTTGCCCTTTGGACTAAATGGCAAAGAATCTGGATCACCGCCTACAGCTGACCATGTATGAATACCTTCATACAACAAATCTCCATATACACCAGTAATACCTGATCTATCAACTACACGTGCCGCAATGTCCATTGGATCTTTGTCAAAAATATAAGGCTTTGTTATTTGCAACAGCAATGTTGATATAGCTAATGATGCCGCAATATGTTGCAATCTGCGCTCTTGCAGTGGATCAAAAGACCTTCCTAATACTGATGATGTTGCGCCAAATGCATAATTCAAAAATTGAAACGGCATTCTCAAAAAGCCAGTGCCACGTTTTATCTGTGCATACTGCTTACCTTGATATGACACACGTGAATCTGGCTCCATGCCCAAATATTTCATCATTGGATGATATCGAACAAATGCCACACCATCAACAATCAATGGTCTATCAAAATTCTTTGCTAAAATAATCTGTGAATTGGTTGCTAGTTCAATTGCATCAAGATATGCATCATGCGCTAATCTGCCTTGTTTTGTATCTGTAGGCCAATTTTTTGTATTTGCATAAAATACTCTACCAGTGTCCGACTTTTCAAATGGCATTTTAGCAATAGCACTAGCTACACGTTTATTTAATCCAAGTGTACCTGCTTGTTGTAATTCTATTTTTGATGCAGTGCCATCAGCTATCTTAATTGATATTTTTATAATGTCAGACGCATTATACGCCGCCGCTATCCTTCGTGTAATAGATGTACCTAATAAAAGATCATTACCCAGTATAGGCGTTTGGAAAAATAATTTGTCAGGATAGTGTAAAATTTTATCTGCCATAGATGGTTGCACACCACTACGTGCATCAGCAAACATTTGATCTCTTACAAACTGTGGGCCAGGAGCCAACACTTCTGCAAATTCCTCTACATCTGCAACATTATCTAATAGCTTTCTGCCTTCTGTTGCAAAATCCATAATCATTTGTCGTGTAGAACGAGCAGCAATTACATTTGCCAAATCACCAATAGTAGTAATACCCGATGCCGCTAATCGTGTATAAGCCGTAACCCCTGTAGCTATTTTTGCCACTTGATTATCCCATGTATGTGGATCACCTATATGTGCGCCTAATATGCGTAGGTGATCACCAACAAATGCTTTTTTAGCAAGTATTGTTTTTTGTTCTTTTTGCTGTGGTGTCAGATTAGGTGCTTCATTAATTGTTTTTTCAATATCATCTAAAACATCATCAAGTGTTTTATTACCAAAATTACGTTGCCATGCAATTCGATAACCCATATTTTCTGCATATTTTTGTAGTACTGATGTATTCAATATTAGGTAATCTTTTAACTTTGAATCAGGAATATTCAACGCCCTGCGTTTTAAATGTTTAGCTCTGTTACCTCGTGGTTGACTGCCATTTGGCAGATTATTTTCATTGATGATATTTTCAATTACATTATCAGCCGCCTGGACAGGATCTAAATCAACACGATCCATCTTTCCTGTTTTTTCATTCAAAACAAAGTTGATTGGATTATCAGTAAACTCGTCTACCAATAACTGACGAAACCCAGCATAGTAGGCATTGTTATCTTTTTTGCCCTGCCTAAGTTTTATTACATCGTAAAATCGTGGAATGTTGTAATTATTTTCTGGACGAGCATTTAGCTTTGCATCCTCAATTGCAACAATTCCATCTTCACCATTTTTGATTTTATCAACACGCGCTTCAGCTAATCTAATCTGTGCTGGATCTGCCCCTGCCTCCACTAATTCATCAAGTATCTTTTGTTCTTGGGCTAGTTTCTGATTAAGACTACGTAATTGAATATCATAGTTTTCAATTCCAAGAAGCATACGTTCATCTTGAGCGCGTGTTAAAAACTCACGCATCATGTTTCGTATCGTTTTATTAAATTCTTTTTGAATAGGATCATCAGAAGGTATTGCATCATCAGCCATATCATCAATGTACTGACGGAATCGTTCTTCTTCCCACTCTCTTATATTTTTAGGACTAGGCATAAATTCTTCAACCCTAGCACCTGTCCAATTAGCCTTTATTGGTTTTCTGCCTTTGATATCCTTTACCCATAAACTTTCTAGTTCTGTGTAATATCTACGAAACATCGCTGTATATTTAGGTATTTGTTGATCAACACCATTAGTTCCAAAACCTGCCGTATTTCTATCTAGTGCAATAATATTATTGCCACTTAGCAAGCTCATATATCTTTTTACTGGCTCTGGCATATCAGGATCACGAGCAACACGTAGCGCAGGTCCCGCAAAAGGGTTAAACCTAACAAATGCATTAGGTTTTGTTCCATATCCTTCAGCCGCACGATTTATAGCATCTGTATTTAATTGATCAGCACGTTTTCTTGTTTCATCTGCGGCTCGTTTTCTTTCTTTTTTTACTCGCAAATCAAATAATTCTTGTGATTCACCTTTGCTTTTAACAAGTGGTTCTGGTTCTACTGGATCATACTTTCCAGGATTTTTTATTTGCAATGAAGTTTTGTGAATCAAAAAATCACCATACATATTGATATCATCAAATGTATTTCTGCCAAGACCTGAACCACCTGATACTTCAGAATTCATATATTCAAAATCTAAAAAGTCTTTTTCAATACGATCTTCATTAAGAATAATTTCATTATTTTTAACTTGAACAGGAGGAACGTTAATATCCTCCATTTCTATTGTTTTAATAGCAATGCCATCAATATCATCGCCAATGCCACCTCGTTCATTACGTGCTATTGTTCGTTCAGCACGTTCAAACTCAGGGGCCATTTGCTGACCACGACCATTAAAGGTTCTTGAATACAATCTAAAAAACGCAGGTATTCCCACACCTAATGCTCCACCTAAACCAGTGCTAGCACCAATGTTAAATATTGCCTCTTGTGGTGTTTCTAGTTGGTCAAACGGATATCTGATTGCCTCAACAGTTAACCCACCAATTGCACCCTGCCTTGCACCAAGTAACCCTGCTTGTCCAAGTGTTTTGACACCTCGTGCCGCCGCACCTAATTGACCAAATATGGGAACTAAAAATAAAAGATTAATTGGATTAACAGCTTCAGCCGCAAGTGACGTAAGAGTAAACCCCTCACGCTCTGCTAGTTCACGCCTTTCCTGGTTTGCACGTAAACTTGATTCCAAAAATGCTAAATGCTCTGCATCTTTAGCATGTGCTACATGTTTTATATTCTGTTCTAAAAATGGATTATTTTGTATTGCATCTACAAAATCAAAACTAGGATCATACGCACGTTCTGAAAATTTTACATGCTCTACTGTTGCATCCATAACTGGATATATATCTCTCTGAATGGTTGCTTTATATACATCCAGAAAAGAATCTTCTTTTGGTGGTATTCCTATTGGCCTATCAACAAATCCATATGGTGTTGGATTTACAATAGGTCGATTTCTTATTGGTATTTGTGACATGTTATTTATCAGATTTTCGTTTTGGGTTTACAGCAGTTCCTCTTTTAAATGCTTCTGAACCTCTTGCACCCTCAATACCTGCTGGCTCCTTTATTTCAAACTCTCGCTTACCAGACACAATATCCACAGGCAACCCACGAATAAATCCACCAGATCTACGTGATGCAATTTCTTTGTCAATTGCAAGCAAACGTTCTTGTTTGAGTGCTGATTCTTGATCCGATTTCATATATCCAACACCACGAATCTTTCTACGGATTGTATACAGTTCATTTGTTGTTCTTGATGAAAAATCTGTTTTTGCATGATGGATTAGCAATGGATGGAATATCTCTTGAGTAGCGACCTCACGAATAGACATAATTTCTCTTTCGCTAAATCGGGTTCTTACATCTACTGCTTTCAAATGCTGGCGAGTATCAATGGTCAAAGGTATGCCATTAGCATCTGTAAGTGCCTGGTCAGTGCCACCTTTTTGATAAATAACATATGAAGCACCTGCATCACTTCCAGTAATAAGCCTAAGTGCTACATCCTCAAATCCTAAATCAAACTGTGAAATTTGCTTTTCAATTGCTGTTTGCAAATCTTCTAATGCTTCTGGATTATACCCAACATAATACTCTGGCGGCATACCATACTTTGAATAATCACCATCACGTGATTGTTCCATAAACATTGATGGAGGAAAGTATCGTGTGAGATGATCTTCTACTAATGCATCCATTTTCTGATTAGGAATAATAGCGGCATATTTTACTAATCCTCTAATGCTTTGCTGTACACCTGCTGGAGCATCTCTAGCTATTTTATTTACATAGTTAGTAATCATATCCTGTATGTTTTTTTCAGGTGTTTTGTCTTGTGCATATCCAAATTCTGTTGCATCACTTAATGATCCAAATAAATTTTCTGCCATATTTTTTGCTTGCTGATCTATAGGCAATGCACCACCCTGAGTAAGCATATAAGCGTTCTGAAAGTCAGTAGGGCCTCGTTGTGCCAAACCTTTTAACTGTTGATACCGAGCAATAATTTTTGATCCTTTACTCGATTGTCCCAACTTTGATTGCAATGTATAGCCGCGTTTAAGTGATGCTTCTTCAAACGCAGACATTATTCTCATTGCTTGAAATGCATCTTCAGGCAAAAGTATGCCATCTGCAAAATCCTCTAAAGCCTCCATTGTGCTTTCTGATACACCAAGAAAATTAGCTTCAGTCCCTAATGATTCGTCATTTTGATACAATGCACCGCGCGGAGTAGGTAAGCGACCAAATTCACTATTGAGAAATTTTTCGTAATTACTTGACTGTGTGCTTGTAGGGGAAGGATTAATTCCAGTACTAATCTCTGCCAAAACAGATTCCATTCCAGCAGTTTCTTTTTGCAATGCTTTAAAATTTTCTCGAAACTGAGAAAGCTGTGTCTCAAATTCATCAAGACGAGTTTGATCAGTATTTTTCAAAATATTAATAAGTTTGGAAAATGGCTTTAAACGTGGATGATCATATTGCTTTGCTTGCAACAATCTCAAATCATGCGTTGTAATATTGTTGTTACGCACTGCCTGATTAAAATAATTCATTGTTAAATTATCTTGTGCATTGTTTTGGAATGCCAAAACCTCAGAATCAGATAACCCGTGTTCAGGCGCTTCTTCTGCAAAATTTTGAGTTAAAACTCTATATGCTCTTTCGGCTAGCTCTGGCGGCAAACTTAATAAATCACCTAACCCGTTTTGACCCGCTATCTTAAAGTTTCTAGCCGCTAGATTTTTTTCAGCTTTTAAATTTTCTGCCTGTCGTGCTGTTATAAATCCACCAGCATAGCCATGCATTTGATCTTGAACTAATGACAAAACATTTTCTGGCGTGTCTACTTTTCTTAGTGCTTCAAGTTGACTATTCATATAGTCATTCATCTGCACTTTAAATATTTCACTTTTTGTATTATTGGCTAATGCTTCATTTGCAAGCAATGTCATTTCAGTTTTTACTTGAACTTGGTGTGCTGTTAAAAACCGCTTTGCAACAATTCTATCTATGTCTGCTTGGCTTCTACCAAAATTTCCTAAATTTTCTACATTTTCGTAAGTGAGATTGCCTTCTGCATCTCTAATTTGCACATTATTGGCGGCTTGAGTTGCTTCTTGTCGTTGCATTTGGTCAGCAATTTTGAATCCAATATCACTGACTGTACTAAACATTTTCGCTTTTTCTTGAAGCACACCTTCTTCACCCGTTTTAATGTTTACAACACCAACAGGTTTATTGAGAAACGATGTTCCAGGCCGAGTTCTTTTTATTTCAACCATTATAAATTCCTAATAATTTGTGGGAGCCATACCTGGATTTGTTAAATTTAATGAAGGACTACCACCTAAACCTGCAGTAGAGCTAGTTGTTGATGTACTTGTACTTGAGGGGTTACTACCAGAGGTTCCATACAACATTGCCGCACTACCAATAGTAGATACCAATTGTGCATTTGCATTGTAGCTAGCTATTTGTTTAGCTGATTCACCTCTTTGCTCCTCAGTACGTGCTTGCAGGTTTAATTTATCTATTTCCCTCTGCGCTTGTGCTTGAATACGCCTTACATCTGTAGAATATTTTCTTGCTTCTTGTTTTTGTAATGCACGAATACTTCTGTCAGACCTACCCATAAATGCGGCAAATGCGGCATTTGTATTTACTAAATCTTCAAACTGTTCCAGTCTTTGTTGTTGTGTTTGCAATGCTTGTTCTTGCAATCCAAAACGCTGTTTTCTTATTTCTATCGCTTGCAATCGTGCTTGAGTACGTGCTACCTGACCAGCCGCGCGTGTTTGCCCCGCACCTGCTACTCCCATTGCTACCCCTGCGATTGCCGCCGCTATTTGCCAACTCATTAGAATGAAACCTCTATTGTCATGCCATTAACCTGCATATCAAATGGTACTGATTGACTTACCACCACAGTTGGATCTTTTGAAAACCCAACCAACCTAAATTCTTTTTTACCAGTAAACTTTGTTCTATCCAACGAGAAGTCATCTAAAACTGTACGAATAATAAGATCTTTACTGTTCACCGATACTGATAATGTGTCTAACAAATCAAGTGTGACCATATCTATTTTACGTGGCTTACCTGTTAAATTACCAGCATTTGTAAGTCTATCAATAGGCATTGTTTCCAAGGTTACATCGAAAGCAAATCCAATAAATGCAGATGTAATTTCTTTAACAGATGATACATCTACATCGCCACTAGCAACAGTAAACTCACCAATAAAATCTGTCCCACTAACAACCTTAACCACTGCACCATTTGCAAAATGTGAACTAACATCAAAAACACCAGCCGATCCTGAAAACTCGTCTGCAAAATCCATAGGCATAGTTTCTAAAAATTCTTCAAGATAATAGCGATTTGTTCCATCGCCTTCATCTCTCATACAAATGCAAAACACTCTACGATCTACTACAGTTACACTATGGAATTTTTGATTGGCTTTTGTACTCCACAACATCCAACCTGCACGTTCTTCTGATCTTGCAGAATAAAACACAGATATTGTTCCATCTGGGTTTACAAGGAAACAATATGATTCTTGTCCATTAAACCCACCCTTAATAGATGCGATATCTGTTGGGTCAAGCATCAAATGTTCTGCGGTAATAGAAACATTGCTTGTATTGTATGCTTGCTCACGCTCACTATAAATATATGAACCAAGCATTTTTCCTGATACCTGGACATACAACGTATCACCATCAAACGGCTGTGGTTTTAATAGCGAGGATCCAAATGGTGTTTGTTTTTTCAACCTTGCATTAGAAGGCGTAATTGGTCTGTCTTGAAATGAAGGTATGAATGATTCCGCACTTACAGAAAATACTTGTAGGTCACGATTAGATACCAAGTGTCTGATATGTGAAAACTCACCAAAGTTAGAGTTTAAATCAATGCTATCATTATCTGCACCAGATCCTACATCAAAGTTAAAAAAGAAATTCGACTTTGATCCCCAGATATGATTTGGCTGTGAGGTTGTACCACCAAAAAACAAACGTCCTTCATGAAATGCTACAGCCGAGGGAAACCCACGAACTGATGAATATGATTGTTCAAAAAATTCAGAAGTTGCGGCTGTCGAAGCAATTGTTCCGCTTCCCCCACCTATTGCAGATGCTGTTGCCGCCGCGCCTGTTGTAAACTCAAATGTATTTTGATCAATTACAGTAGAAACACTGCGAGATCCTTCAATATTTGCCGCAGAAATTCCTCCAAGAGTGCCAACTCTTGCTACTGTTATTGAATCGCTAACTGATAATCCATGATTAACTAATGTAATACGAGCAACACTTACACCTTGAAATACTTCTACTGAATCAGGAAGCAATGTTCGTTTAATTGAACCAGTTACATCTGCCGTAACAGAAGTAGCGCTTGAAAATGTTTTGATTTCTACAGGTGTTTCACCAATCAAAAAATACGCGCCAACATGCCCAGATACAAAATAACTAGAACTTGCTGTTAAAGTAATCCCATTACCAGATACAGCTGATGGAGTTATTGTAATGCCAGTTGCATCAAATTTATAATATGGCTGTAGTGGTGAATCATCGACACCATTATTATCAAATGTAAACGTAGAAGAAGTAAATGTATTCAGTGCAGTTCGTTTTATTACTTTTGGCATAAATGTTTCATGGCAGATTATTGTAGAATCTGCTGTTGATGCCATTGTCAGCGCCTGTAATTTAGCTGTAGTCCACGGACAGTTAGTTGACCCTGTTAATGATGTTGAAAGTGAAACCGCACCGGTAGTGGGATTTATAAAAAAGATATCTAGTTTTTCATTACTAAATACAAAAATATATTGCTCGTCATCTGAAAATACAAAAGGCTCTGCTCTCATTTCAAGAGCATTGGATGTATTTACTGTATTTGAAAATTCATGAACACGTTCAGTGCCAGGTCGTTTTTTAACACCACCTTGATTAATTACACGTAAATTACGTACTTTTTTTGCACCTGATTGGTACACTTGCGTATCAATGCGCGATGTAAGAGATGGGCTTAATTCACCAAATGTAAAGCTGTTAATAGGTATAGTAATTTTAGGCATTAACTTTGCCTTTCAGTGATAAACCTCGAAGTAATAAGTTTTCTTGTTGTTTGTTGTTGTGCATCATTATTTCGTGCTTTTGCCATAAGCTGAGTAGCTTTAATTTCCATGAGTTGAGTAAGTCCCGAATCCCTAGCAATAGCACTGGCAAAAATACCAGCCATTGCATATTCAACTGCTATAGAAAAATAAGAAGGCCAATCCACCTCACTTGCTCTAAAAATAAAATCTGCAATTACGGTATCATTTTCAGATGAATCACTAAAAATCTTATCGCCATATACTGTGTAGTTTATTGGATTGTCGTTTACAGTTACTGCATTCAACATCAAAAAATTAGCTGGTAACTGATGGGCAACATCAAATCGCCCTGTTGGTTCATCTGTTAATCTTGCTAACTGAGCCTGGTCAGTTGCAAATCTCCATCGACAGTTAGTCAAACTAGATCGTGCAACATCTTCATACATATTAGATGCTACAAGTGCTTCTGTTGTATTGTCTGAAAACGAAGTAATAGGCTCTGCTCCAATAAGAATCAAAGCCCTTGCACAAATATCTATAGATGAATTTGATGCTGTCGATGTCATAAGGTCAAAGGGGGGATTTCTCCCCCCTCATCCTAATTAGTCACTGTCTGTTGCAGTTACAGTAAGACCATCAACTACGTCAATAGCCGATGCTGTTACTGAGTTTGCATAAGTCAGTGTGACAGCAGGTGTTCCACCTGTTGACGTTACAGCAACAATCACATCATTTGCACCAATCATACCTACTGCATCATTAAAATACCCTGCGGTATTTACAGTAGCAATAGTATCAGTGGTTGTGTAATGCCACAGGTTTACACCTGAAGCTGATGCGAGATTGGTAAGTCCTGAAGCCGCATATGCCATAATGCCCTCCTATGAATTATTGTCTAGAAGTTCATAGACACCATTGTCATCAATAACAACAGCACCCATCGACATATGAGCAGTAATCAAATGCGCTACTTTTTGTGCAACATAGTTCACTTCTGTAGCTACATCTGATCCAACAGCCAGACCAACAGCAGATGTATGGTAAGCAAATGACTTACCAGCAGAAACTGCTGATGTTGAGAAAATCTTGAATCCAAGAAATTCTTTCATTGTCATACCGCCAGCAAACGGAAGATTTTGCTCACCCACAAAGTCACTTGATGCAAACTCATTAATATTAAACAAGTCTGCGTAACCTTTGGAGTTCATTGCAATATAACGTCCACCATCTTCAGGTATGTCTGCACCACCAAATGTCTCAAAAGTTTGAAGCAAGTCAGCTTTTTCAAGAGCCGAACTTGTGTCATGGATTTGAGTGCTATTAGCACCGGCATCCATAGCAGTCACAATCAACTCATCAGTCTTTCGACCAAGAGCATATGCCGCCGATTGTGCAACAGCTTGACGCTCATCAATATTTGTTTTGAGTTCGTCAAGTTTGTCGATGTATTCGGGAGCAAAATGATCCGTCAGAGTTGCAGTTACATTTGTATGTACAAGCTCCATGCTTGTTACATCACCGTTCCGAGATTTGGTATTAGCAACGCCTTTACCAATTTTCTGGAAACGTGCAGTTGATCCAGTAACGCCTGAAGCTTGACGTACAGTGTTGCGAAGTTTCGAACCCATACGCTGATAAGCTAAATGCACTTCTGTTTCAAACTGCGTAATAAAGGCTTGATCTATTGTATTAGCCATTTTTACAGTTCCTTAAACAAAGTTTCACTTAAGGCTTGGTTGTCCGATTTTCGCATCATCTGGTTATCCCATTGGGGCCATCCGCTATCTACGGGCCGCACACAATGAAATAATTACACTATCTTGATATTTTTGCAAATCCTTCTGTGACTTCTTTTACAAAATTATTATCGCGTTGTGTTGGATTCCAATAACGTGGGTCACGCATTTTTTCTTCAAGCTCTGCTTTTGTAAGAGTAGTTGGTGCAGTTGCATCACCTGACATTGATTGCTGTGATGTCATTTCCATAAGAAACTCTACCAGTTCTACCCCTTCAGCACTTTCACCAATGCGTTCCAATACTGGTGCAAACTTTTCAGGAATATGTTTTTGAAACCAAAGAGCAGCCGCTTCAATACGTGCATTACCATTGTCACCCAGCTTTTCAATTTCAGCATCCATATCAATGCCATCTGCTGTAAACTTCTCCAGACCCTCATCAAATTCTTCCTGACTAAATCCATTAGTCCACGCAAAATTTGACCACCAATCCATAAGAGGATCAGTTGCAAACTCCTCATAGCCTTCTTTAAGTTGGTAGTCACCTGCACTTTCAGGTCTATCAGCCAGGGCTTCATTTTGAATTTCCTCAAGCAAAGAACTTTTCAAAGTTTCTTGATCCTTACCAAGTTTACTTTCAAGGCTTGAATATGCTGTAGCCATATCCTCTGCTGATTTAAATTTTTCTGGTAGCCACTCGGGACGATCTGTAACGACTGTTTCGGCGGCAGGTGCTTCTACTGTTCCTTCAACAGTTTCTGCATTATCTGGTGCTTCACTCATCTCTAGTTACCTTTTCTGCATGAAGTTTACGTCTTTCAATTAGACCTACAAAATAACGTTGTCCTTCAAGATGCCTAAGTTCCTGATCAGAAATATTTGCGCCAGTTACTGCATCAATAGTAATTGATCGAAAATATGCTAATACAGCCTTACCCGCATCCGTTCCAAACAGTGCTTTAACATTTTCAGATATTTGTTCATCTTCCTCTTTTGACCGAGGAAAGCCATCAATGCCTACATGAGACATTAACCAAGACCGCCCTGCTGTTGCATTGCCATCATCATTTGTTCTTTCATTGCTTCTCTTTCATCTTCATCTCTAATCAGACTATCAGGGACACCAAATTTTTTGGCGAGATAGACAGCAGTTTCATCACTATCAACTAGCATATTTACCATTTGCGGCCCAAAGCGACCTCCAACTACCTCCAAGAATCTATCCAGAGACACTATATCCTGATTTGCCTGTGCCTGTGCAAGAGGTGAAGAACTTCTAATTTTAACTTCCCTACCATTTACTGTGGGTATTTCAATACGTCCTTGTTTACGCAAAATGTATACAACTCTTTGCAATACTGGTTGCACCATTTCTGCTTGCAAGCGTCCAAAAGCAGAACCAATCCTTCTAGATAAATCTGCCATACGTTCTGCTATTTCAGTTGCAGTTGCAGGTGTTCTATTAGGATCACCAAGCATATCATTATACAAAGCGCGTTTAATATTCAAACGCATGTCATTCAAAACCAAACCAGCAACATCAAAATTACCTGCGGCTGGTATTGGCACTAAACCCGCAGAGCCAGGAGTTTTAGGAATAACAGTCCCAGGAACAAGGTTAATTGTGTCAACATTTACTATCCCATCATCATCCATTTGATAGATACCAGACACTGCCATATCTGCATTTTCTAATATCAATCTAATTGTATGGTTAGTTGTCTTAATAGCACTCAATGCATTTACTAGTGGCCCCCTCCCATAAATCTCACCAGAGGCTTTTGACCATCTAAAACAAACAAATGGGTTGCTACCAACACCCTCAAAGATTTCCTGTGTAATTAACTCGCCATGCGTTTTGTCAACTACATAGTAACCATATCGTTCCACATTTGGTTTGTCATACAATCTACAAACAACCTCTAGAACTTCACATTTCTTTTCTGGTTGCTTTTCAATCATCTGCATAACGCGATCACTAAATTTTGCATTCTTGAATGTAATACTGAGATTGTTGTGACGCACTTCTCGGATACGATATACATGATCTATTCGATCATCTGGCCCCGTTTCCAATACAATCTTTGGTAGTGGTATTGCAGAAAACCGCACTGGATTTACTGCATCACCTTCTTCAATCAACAAACAAGATGTACCTACAGCTAGATCAATAAAGCACTCATGTACTTCTTGCCCAAAATTACTGTTTTGAATTATCTCAAAAACATATTCAGTAATTTCATCAAGCTGATTATTTATTTGATCACGCTCATCATCAGGCACTTCACTACCTGCAAGAAGATCTGCCCATCTTGCAAAGTTAGGAACAAGCCCTGACTGTAAACGCGATGCAAACTCTTGAGTACCAACTACTGCTGTTTCATCGAAGATTTTATCATCGCGCCTTTGTCCAGGCGCATTGTAATAAAACCCTTCTC